ACTTTTGTGAGTACTAACGACAACATGATCCCAGCTTCTGGTATCATGTTTTTTATAACATATAGTATATTTTTGATTTTTCATAATATAGTCTCCTTTTATTTAATTGTATAATCTTTCGGAAGTTCAAAATCGACATAACTTCCGTATTCTGTATAGTCGTTTACAAAATCGTTCAGTTGAGCAAACAGATTACTTAAATCATCTGTTTCTACAGAGGCAAATGTTTCAGAAAGATTTTCAAACTCAACATTATTATTATAGTTCTCAATCAACTCAAACATTTTTGTTTCAGTATCAGCAATCAGTTTCTTTACTGATTCACTCATTGTATCGTATTCTTTTTCATGGTCAAATTTATTCATTATAGTTCCCCCTTTGATATTTCAGAGTGTTCTACTATTTTAACAGTAAATTTAACGCCGAGATTTTTCAATCTTGCATTTTCTTTTTCATTTTCTTCAGGCGTTTGAAAAGTATATTCTACTTGTCTATCTTCAAGATCAAGATTTAAAGTATCTTCTTCGTAAGTTGTTTGATATAAGTTTTTATTCATAATGTAACCTTTCGTTTAATTGATTATGTATCCATTATACATGAAATTGGTCATATTGCAAGCAAATAACCAAAAAAAATGGAATAAAAAAGTCAATAAAATCAAGGGTTTTGAGGGGGTATTGAAAATAATTTGATTTGTTTCACTATATGAAACACATTTTACACACCTTGGGCGTGAAATATGATGTGGTTTGTTCTACTTTTGTTCTTTTTTATCGATACCTCTAAAGTAGTGTTTTGAAGGATCGTATCTATGAGATACATTATCATACCACCACTTTGAGGCAGCGATTACTAGTACTTTTACCTGTGCCATAATCACGCCTTAGTGTTGTGAAGTTTGAGATATCAAATCAAATTTCGGATTAAGTATTGCTAAAATAGCTTTACTTATCCATATTTAGACAAATTAATTTTTTGATATTTTTTTGAGCGATTCTCTTAAAATTTTTGAGCCACCAATACGAACATTTATAATACCGTTATAGTAGTCATCTGTTTCTAAGACCTTTCTTTCAAACTGTTCTCTTGCTTCTAGATAACTAGCAACACCTCTACTAGGACAATAGTATAGTATCTCTCTAGAGAAACTATCTTCTCCTAGTTTTTCTACTTCGGTAATAAGCTTATCTGATGAACCCCAATAAGTTTTCCAGTCACTTTCTTTTGTGCCTCGTCTCTTATTCTTTTTACCTTTGAGTGGAGGCTTTGTAGTTTTAAATTTTGCTAACTTCTTACCAACATACATCATATTGTTAGTTAGATTAGTTATTAAATATACAAATGCCTCACAACCAGTCGGAAGTTCTTCTACTATATTACCTTGATATGTCCAGTTAGTTCCAGTTTTCATCAATGTCAGTTATGGTTTCTTCATGTACTTCATGTTCTTCACCACAAAAGGGACAAAACTGTTCTAAATAATCATCTGGTAAATCATGTTTTACTATGTAATTAGCAGAACAATTATCACATACAGTCTTTAAATTAGGGTTTATTGTCATAGTTTAAATCCTTTAAATGTTTCTGTTTCTACATCCTGTTTGATGCCACCCACAACATAACTTTCGATTTCAGTTTCTTGTGGTGCGTTTTGCAACCCACGACTATTCAACCAATGTTGAGTCCATGGTAATGGATTGTTTGTTGCTGATGCATCATAAGGTCCTTTTAATCCTATCGCTTTCATTCTTTTGTTTGCCATAAATTCTACATACTGATTTAACAGTTTATCATTTAGACCAATCATAGAACCTTCTCTAAACAGATATGTTGCCCAGTCTTTTTCTTGTTGAACTGCAATATCATACATTTCATAAACAAGTGGCTCACATTCTTTTATAATGTCTAACATTTCTTCATCATTTTCGTTTCTACGATAGTTATTAATAATGTTTTGTGATACTGCTAAGTGTAAGTTCTCATCTCTTGCAATAAGAGATATGATTTTTGCACTACCTTCCATTAACTTTAATTCGCCAAATGCAAATGAACAAGCAAATGAAACATAGAATCGTATACCTTCTAGTATATTCACATTAATAAGAGTAAGATATAATAGTTTTTTCATTTCTCTTAAAGTACCCTTCTCATTCAAGTGATACTGATGAGCATATGTAATAAACTTATCGTATGCCTCTGTTACAGTTTCAGCTCTTGCCATAATCTCTGGTGTTTCAACAATTGTATCTAGTACTGCTGTTGGGTCTGGATAAATATTCTTCATTATGTAAGTATATGAACGACTATGTATTGTCTCACTAAAGTCCCATGCAACAAGCATAGATTCTAGTTCAGGTAAACTACAGAAAGGTAAGAATGCCAAGCATGGTCCACGACCTTGTACACTATCTAATAGAGTTTGATACTTTAGATTAGATGTAAAGATATGTTTCTGCTCGTCTGATAACTGTTGAAAGTCATTTCTATCTTTTTGTAATGATACCTCTTCTGGTCTCCAAAAGAAACCTAGTTGTTGTTGATTTAGTTTTTCAAAAATAGGATACTTTTGTTGATCGAATCTTTGTACATTTGGTTCTTCACCGAAGAACATGGGTTGTTTCATCCAGTCTATTTTTTTTGTATTAAATACTTTACTCATTTATATTGCACACGCCTCGCACTCTTCCTGATTTACATCATCATTAGATATTTCTTCTTCTTTTATATCATCATGCCACCCAACTGAATGAGTAGGTTCGTCTACATCTGATTTTGCATCATATGTATTTTGATAATAAGAAGTTTTCCATCCTAACTTATATGTAGTTAATAAGTCATTTGCCATTACTGACACTGGCACCTCGCCATCTTTATAGTTCTCTGGATTGTAACTCCAGTTTCCACTTATTGCCTGGTCAAAGTATTTCTGCATAACAGAAACAACATTTATATATCCCTCGTTACTAGGCATATCCCATAGCAATGTGTAGAAATTCTTTAGTCTATTATAATCAGGAACAATTTGTTTAAGAGTTCCCTTTTTACTTTTCTTAACTGATAGATAGTCTCTTGGTGGTTCAACACCGTTTGTAGCATTTGATACAACCGAACTACTTTCTGATGGCATCTGTGCTGACAAAGTTGAATGTCTAAGTCCATGAGCTTTAATATCTTTTCGTAAAACATTCCAATCATAACTACTTTTTCTTTTTACTAATGTATCTACATCTTTCTTATATGTATCGATAGGTAATATTCCATCGCTGTATTTAGTTTTATTAAAGTAGTCACAAGCACCTCTTTCTTTTGCTAAGTTATTACTTGCCTTCAATAGATAGTATTGAAATGCCTCTGTAATCTCATCAACTATACTTAATGCTTCTGGATCAGAATACTTAACTTTATTCTTTGCAAGATAGTGAGCAAGACCAATATAACCTATACCCAAACTTCTTCTTGCTTCAGTAGATTTCTTTGCAGCTTCTACTGGATACTGCTGATAGTCTATAATTTCTTCTAATGACCTTACAGATAAATCGCATAGTTCTTCTAGTTCTTCTTTATCTTTTAATATACCTAAGTTAATAGCAGATAGAATACATAAAGCAATTTCACCCTCTTCATCATCAATATGTTTTAAAGGTTTAGTAGGTAGTGTAATCTCTTGACATAGATTAGACATATAAACTTTATCTTTAAAACTAGAATGAGTATTACAATGATCTATGTTCATAATATAGATACGGCCTGTCTCTGCTCTTTCTTTTAATAGATCATTAATTAAAGTTTGTGCTCTTATCTTCTTTTTACTGATAGATGTTTTTCTTTCATACTTCTCATATAACTCATCAAACTCTGGCATACCGAATGCTTCATATAAATCTTTACATTCGTGTGGTGAGAATAAAGTAATTTCTTGATCTCTAATATATCTTTCATAAAATAGTTTAGATATCTGTATAGAATAATCTAACTTTCTTACTCTATTATCCTCTGAACCTTTATTGTTTTTAAGAACTAATATATCTTCTATTTCTTGGTGCCAGATTGGGAAGTGAACTGTTGCTGATCCCCCTCTAACTCCGTTTTGTGTACAGCAACGAACTGTTGCCTCAAACTTTTTGAGAAACGGAATGACGCCAGTATGTTGTATTTCGCCGCCACGAATCTTCGAGTTGATGCCTCTAATTCTACCAGCATTGATTCCAATACCAGCTCTTTGGGCAACATAGCGACCAATAGCCATATCGGAACTAAAGATACTAGGCAAAGTATCATCGCTATCGACCAGAACGCAAGAAGCAAACTGCCTAAGAGGAGTTCTAACACCCGCCATAACAGGAGTAGGAATGTTGATTTTGAATTTACTAGTTGCATCATAGTATTTTTTAACATATTGTAATCTACTTTCTTTAGGATATTCTGCAAACAATGTTGCTGATATCATCATATACATAAACTGTGGTGTTTCAAAAATCTCACCATTACTTCTATCTTGTACTAAGTATTTATCCATAACTTGTCTTAGTCCTGCATATGTGAAAGTATAATCTCTTTCGTGGTCAATCCACATACCCATTCTATCAATTTCTGCTTCAGTATAGTTTTCTAATATTGCTTTATCATATACACCAGTATCAACACAAGTCTTAATTTGATCTACAAACTTTGGATGTTCCCATAATCTATGAAATAGTTTCTTTCTTAGGGAGAATAATAATAATCTAGCTGCGACATACTGATAGTTAGGACTTTCTAAACTTATTAAGTCGTTAGCAGACTTAATCAAAATCTGTTGTATGTCCTCTGTATTAATACCATCAAAGAATTGTATACCACTATTCATTTCTACATGAGAAGCACTAACACCTGTAATACCCTCTGTTGCATATCCAACCATTGAATGAATTTTATCAATGTTTAATGATTCTTTTCCCTTATCTCCACGCTTAGTTACATACAAGTCTGATTCTGTTACCATTTATACCTTCTTCCAATTGTTAATGTGTTGTAATGCTGTTAGTCCGCAATATGTGTTATTACTTATAAGAGTTTGCACCTCTAGTTTACTTTTTCCTGCAATTATCATGTCGTTAATATCTTTATGTTTCAACGATTTTGGCCATACGACCAAATTAAATTTTTTATCAACAGCATTTATCATACGATTTATTATCTGTTCATTTCTTGGTTCATTATCGAATATCATTGTACATTGTGTATGATTTATTTTAATGTTACCATCACCACCTGCAAGAGCAATAGCATTATCTAAGAATAAACTATCAATAGGACCCTCTGTAATCATTATAGGTTTGTTTAAATCTAATCTATCAAGACCATAAATCTTATCTTTCGTTTCATCAAACTTAATAGTAATATACTTTGGTTGTTCTTTACCAAATGCACGACCTTGAAAAGCAAAAAACTTACCTGTTCTATCATAGAAAGGTATCACTACTCTGGGATGATCGTCTCTTATTGAGGGAAACTTATTAGGAACAATTTCATTAGTCCATTCATAAAACTTAGTACAGAAATAAAACTTATCGTAATGTTCTTTAGGAATAAATCTGTCAAAGACAAACTTTTTTGCTGGGTGTGTGATTACTAATCTATCAAAAGATGTCAACTCATTTAATAGCTTATCATATCTAGTTTTCTTTTGTAAAATTTTAGATGGTGTAAAATCAAATTCAGGCTTTTCTTCTTGCGTTTTACCTTGTTTGAATCTTTCAAATACAAACTCTTTATGCATATTAGGATCAAGATGTTTGATAAGATTACCAAGTGTCTGACCCATGCCACAATTGTGACATTTAAAAAACATATCAGTCTTTTTTCGATAAAGAAAACCTCTAGCTTTGTTTGATGATTTTTGAGAATCGCCACAATGTGGACATCTGAAATTGTAAAGATAGTCTGATTTTCTTTTGAATTTTTCTAGTCTTGTGGATAAAAGATTAATATATTTGATATCGATATAAGATGACATATAAACACATTATAACACTATCAACCAATAAAGTCAAGCAATTATCTAAAGAAATCAAATAACATACTATCAGGATTAGACATCATAAGTCCAAGTAGAATCGACCCTCCGATAATGAGCCATCTCCACTTTTCTAGTACACCAACTCTTTCAGATAATTGATGTTTCATAGACCTAAGTTCATTTAACATAGTCTGTTCCGATTTTACTTGATGTTCTCTTAGTTCTCTACTATTGGTAGTTATTCTAGAGTGTAATTCTTTTAATTCATTATCCCATTCTTTTCTTCGGGACTCTAAAGTAATAAAGATATCTTCGTCTACTTGCTCTGCTCGTTCTAACTTCGTTTGTTGTTGAACTAACATACTCTTTAGTGATATAGTAATTTCTGTAAGTTTTTCTATTGTTGCTTCTAATCGTAAATGAATAAGCTCACCTGTCTTAGCGTCTTTTTTAAGTAGTGCTATTTCTGTTTTAAGTTTTTCTATATCTGACATGATTACTCCGATTCATAATACTCTTTGTATGATAAAATAATCTGTCTTTGTTCTGCTAATTTATTTCTTATATCAGCAAAATTCAAAGCAAGTTTTTCATATCCTTCATCTGTCATTGCAAATAAAGCATAGTCACCGTTATTATTATTCTTTATCTTTTCAAATACTTCTTTAGCATTATCTTTAGTAATAATAATCCATTCAACACCTTCTAACTCTAATGGCTCAGGTATTTCTAGATTCAGAGGTTCTCTTTTCTTTTCAATCTTATAACTAGTGATTTCTTTTACACTAGAAGCACAACTACTTAACAGTATTGCTATTAGACCAAAAGCTAGGACATTCCCTATTTGGCGTACCATTTAACTCCTCCTCTGTTAGTGGACTACCAGACGCAATCTCCATACATCTTGCAGCACTATTACTTGCTTTGTTTATAATCTTTTCTACTAGACCAGGTTTGTTTTCTGCAAGATTACCTATATCATGCTTACCTAGTCTATTATTTAAACTTGTTTTATCTGCTTGTAATTTTTTATTAAATTGTTCAACTTCTTTAAGTGTAGTTCTTATTTGTCTCAAGTCTTTTGTTTGTTGTTCAATGACTTGATTATTTTCTTCTACAGCAGTTTCTAATTTTATTTGATTTGTTTTTAAAATAGCATTGTCTTTTTGTAGTTTATTAACATACAAATAACCACCACCTGCACCTGCAAGAACGATTATTAACAATGCTATTTTTAATTGTAGCATTACTTGATCTTTGCGTTTACTTTACGGTGTTTGTTCCAAGCCATGAAACCACCTATTCTTAAAGACCAATATGCTAAAAGGTTCATTAAATAGAAACCATTTATTTCAATATTAATATCTCTAAAAATTTGATCTGCTGTCTTTTGACTAATAACACCCATAGTATTTTTTTTGTTCTTTTTTAGTAGTGTCTCGTATTTGTAAGCATAATCGTGTACAAGTCCACCTATTAAAAGAACGCCTACTGGTGATAAAAATGTATGCAAGAATTTTGGTATACTTGCACCATCAAATATAAATCCAGCAGGAATAATATACTTACTTTCGTTTAATTCATATTCAAAATCTTTTGCGATTTCCCAATGTCTAACACCGAGTAACCACATTAAAATCATTTTGAAGAAACCTTTTCCTTTTGTTTTAATCGGGATTGGTTTCATTAACGGAAAATCTGTATATTTAAAATTAACTCTATTATGACCATCTTTCTTATCAAAGAGGTTGATAATAAAGCCTATGATGATTAATGCAATTAGTATTGACCATTGCCAAAATTTCACAGCTAAAGTTATTAATATTTCCATTTTGATTCCTTATAATTTATCCTTGTTTTCTAACGATAGATACAACACCCCATATGATAGCGGCATATGCTGCTATTTTAACAAGTGGTCCACCTAATACAACTAGAAGTCCAAGTGCGATTAATGATGCACCTGACCATGTTGATATCTCTGATAGTCTTTCTTTAATCCAATTCATAATACTTTTCTCCTTTGTTGATTCATCATCACCCCAAGCAGTCATCTCGGGATAATAAGTTAGTTCTTCTTTAGTTCCTTTATCCATTTCTCTCTCACTCTCTTTACATTTTCTTTTCTTCTTAACGGACTTAGTGATGCAATAGGTTTTAAGTAACTTGTAGCAGGTACTTGTAAGCCCATTGAATACTCTTTAACAAAACTTTTAAATGATTTTGGCACTATTACCCTCTAACTTTTTTCGCAAGGTCACTATCTGCTTTACCCCATGTACCAGGACTCTTAGTTACAAAAGAATTAACTCTCGCAAATGCCCATTGTTGTTGAGTAGTGCCAGGTCTATGACCACCTTTCCATGCAGCCATACCTCTATCGTAAACTTTCTTTAGAATAGAATAAGGCATACCTGTTTTCTTTGCTTTGTTTTGTAGACCCTTGATTGCTTCATCAAGTGTCATATCTTCACCATACATCTGTTTAAACTTCTTTGTAAACTTAGATGTTTTAGTTTTAGCACCCTTATCGCCAGGTGCAGGTTTGTAATCTTTTTCGCCATCTGATTTTTTATAATCTTGTTTTGCGAAGTGTGACGCTCTTTTATCTTTATCTGTTTTAGATAATGTCTTGTAATATTTTTTAGGTTGAGTACCATCTTTAGACTTAACATCTGGATCTTGTGCTAACTTTTTATCTTCTACTGGATTTGCTTGAATATTACTTTTATCATTAGCATTGTAAGAAGTTATTGCCATAGCTTTCAACTGTGTTTTTCTTTCTGTAATTTCGTCTTTTGGATATTCTAAATCAGGAACAAGTCTGTCAAGTGTTTCTTTAATTTTAAATCTTCTAAAAAGTCTATCTCTCATGTCATCTTTCCTTTTCTTTTTAACTACTATTGTAGATGAATCATCACCTGTTCCTGCGACAGCAGTACCAGTTGCGTTTGCTGGGGCATCTTCGTATTTAGGACTTTTCTTCTTTGTACCATCTGCTCTAGGTATTAAACCTTTTGCTTTTAGATGTGCTTTGTCTGTAAAACCAGCTTTACCTGTTTTATGTCTTTTCATGGCGTCTGCTGTATTTGGTTTAGACATATAAGTCCTCCGTTGTTAAATAAACATCTCTATACTTGAACACATCATGACCCATAATAGTGTCTGTATGACCTTCATATACTATTTCTTCATTTATATTTATGACTATATCGCCTTCTAAGTTACATATATCCTTATTAACTCTATATGATCCGTGTCTTAGAGGTTCACCATAGTTCTCATTGATTTCAAATTCAAATCCATGTTTCTTTAGTTGTTTATATACTAATTTTTCTACTTGTACATTACTACCATTTTCTTCTCTGAAAAAAGCAATTGCAGCTGCAGCAGCAGAACCTATTGGTCCTCTGACACCTATTTTACTTAATAATCTTTTGAGATTGAATACAAAACGAATGAGTAATGTGTATGATTTTCTTGCTTGTGCTTGTGCTTGTGAGTTTGGGAATGCCCGACTAAGTTGTTTTGATTTAATTAAGACTTTACCTTTATCATCAATAATGCCCATTTTGAATGCTTGTGTTTTTTTAAAAGGTGTTACTAATATCTTTAAAACTCTATAAGCAATTAAGGCGTCTATTACTCTTCCCATTAAATTTTTCCTAACTGTCCCATTACATTGTGATTGATTGGTGTATTAATCATATCATTCTCTGGCATATAATGTAGAAAAACAAGAAAAGCCTTTAGTATAGGCCAGTGCAGACTATCTATCTTAAAAAATAATAAGGTAGTAGCAGCATCAACACCAAATACATTCGCAAGTATTATTATATGATTAATAATCAATCTTGCTTTTAACTCTTTAGTGGTATCATACTTTCTAAATAATCTTTTCAGATATTTAAATCGTTTCATATCATCTAAATATTCTTGTTCGTCAACACACGCAGGATTATCATAATGCTTGATAGCAAACATATTGATATTCTCGGAGGTTAACTCCTTAAAGTCACTCATAATAAAACCAATCTGTACATATAATATATATGTACTTACTTATACTAAATTTGCAAATACTTTATATGTGTTATTTGATTGTTTTTCCCAATTGAATTCCAGTTTTAAACCACCTTCTTTTTTGTGAGAAATACCATCACCACTTTCAATATCACCTTCACCTGATGTAGTGTTGTCAGATGTTTTTCCATATCTTCCACCATACTGTGAAACTTCTACTACTGTCTTACCATTATTACCTTCAATTTTAGGTAATCTATAAGTTAGACCAATTGTTCCTAGTTTCATTGCTAATTGATGCATAGCAGCGTCTGGTTGTAAGTACTCTTGTTCTGCAATAGCACCAACAAAAGCATTTACTTTTTGTAAAGAATCTGGATTTGCAATGTCAAAAATGCCAACACTACCATTCTCTACTGATTGATGAGAGAACTGATTAGTATATCCGTTTTCATTAAATTGTTTAAAGCTTTTCATTGTAATCTTCCTTTTTCTTTTTTGGCGCTTCTTCAGTTTCAGTAATCTGTATATTAGGATTTTGTGTTAAAACTTCAGATAGAACACCGTTAGCATCTTCATGAGCTTTTCTTGCTCTTTCTGATAGACCATTTAATTCTTCTTTTGTTAATTTTGTCATTAATCTTGTTCTCCTTATGATGTTGCCATATCTAAAGCAAACTTCTTATCTTCAGGCATTGGTGCATCTTTAGTTTCGATTGTTTGTAAAAACATATCGCATTGTTGTATTGCACCTACTAAAGCATTCAAATTGTTTCTCATAGTTTTAATTCTAATTTCACTTTCTTCTATTTGTACTTTAACTGCTTGAAAATCCTTTTCTAGTTCAGATTTTCTCGTTTCAATTTGTTCTTTATTAATCGTTGACATTATATCTCCATAATTTTAATTTAGTAAAGGAGGGGGCGAACCCCCTCCCAAGTGTTTTAGTTATCTTCAGTCAGTTATTATGCGTTAGCAATAGTAACTGGTGTATCGCCAGCAGTAAAGCCAGACAATGCATACACAGTAGCTGAAACACCAACCATGTTGATTTCGTATGCTTCAGGTAACGCAACAGTAATTACGCTGTTTGAGTCACCATCAGAAAATACTGTATCAGTAGTTTGACCTGTTTGATTGTTATCGTTGTGTTGTAACGCACCTTTGAAAAAGATTGTGTTTCCAGCAGTCTTAAAGATGTGAGAAGAAGCGTCTGTAGCAGCACCAATGTAGATAAACTTGAAAGTTAATCCAGCAGAAGGTGTTGGTAAGACATAAGTTGAAGCCTGTGAACAGTCAACAACCATGTTTACTCTACCTGCGTTAGCAGCTGCAGTAAGTGTAGTTGATGAAGCATCAGCTAAAGTAACAGGTGCCGCTAAAGCGTTCATCATTTCAGCGATTGTTACCTTCTTGTTTATTGGTGTACCTGAAGGATCATCAACAACATGAAGTAAATCTTCTCTTGCTGTAGCTGTTCCTAAAGATGTTAAAGCGGTGATTTTTTTATCAGCCATTTTTTATTTCTCCATTTAATTAACCCCTTATGTATTCGGGGAATGTTAGCCCATACATTGAAATTATCTCGTAAGGGATCAAGTGTAAAGGGGATATAATATCCCCGATACAAATATTTATAAGACTTATATACTACTCTTATGCAGTAGTTACGCCATTAAGTATTGTAGCACTTCCAGAAGCACTGCCTGATTGAGTTGCAAGAATTAAACCATCAGCATCTACTGTAAATTCTTCTGCTGCAAATCCATCAACACCGTCAGTTTCATTGATAAGTTTACCTGAACCATCTTCTAACATAGAAACTCTTCCGTCTAATGTATCAACACCAAAACCAGTTCTCATTGATTGAGTTCCGATCACAGATGTAGCACCATCAGCACCTTCTATTTCCATTGATACAGAGTTCTGTTCAATACCTTCACCAGCGTCAGCAGAGAACAATAAGTTAACATTATCTGCAACTGTAATTGGTTCTGAAACTGTAAATTCAGTTTGATCCTCAACTGCTGTGATTGTTAATGTATTGTCTGTACTAATTCCTGTATCACCATCTTCGGTAGCAGTAATTGAAGCAGCAGGTGTTGAACCAGCGCCACTTACTGTTACTATTTGACCAACAGCGATTGTTCCTGATACACCATCAACTGTAACTGTTGTTGAGGCTGTTAATGCACCAGCAATTGTACCTGAAGCACCAGAAGAAGCATCTAAAACAATACTATCGTCTGATTGTCCGCCATCTGTTTCTGATAGAATACCAGAGAATGTTTCATCATCTGATTGCATTGTTGCAGTACCATTTACATGAATAAATCCGTCTGTAAATCCTAAGTAACCAGCATCAGTAGTGTTTAATCTACCTCTGAATGTTAGTGTGTTTGTACCTGAACCAGATTTGTATTGACAATTAACAGTATTATCTTGTACCATGTCTGTCGCACCTAATTCGCTTAGTGTGATATATACTTTATTAGTTATAGTGTTGTTTGCTGTTGCAGCTGCACTAGTAACTGTCATTGCTTCGTCAAAAGTTAATATTAAATCAAAGTCACTAGCATCGGCATAAGCCCCTGCTGTGTAATCAATTGATAATAAATTTCCTGACTTGAATGTTACCGATAAATTTCTAATTGCTACTAAAATTTCTGGATCAGCACTTGCGTTATCATTACCGGTTGCAGCTGAAGCTGTACCAGGTTGAAATACCCATCCTTTAGCATTTGCATTTACAAATTCTCGGGAGTAACTTGAGTTAGAATCCATAGGTAGACTTTTAGGTCTACTTTCTGCACCACTCGTTTTTCCCCATATTGCCATTTTAATCTCTCCTTATTAATAAGTT